CGGAGAAGCTCGCCGACTGCTGCATAGTTGAGTTCAATCTTGAGATTCGGGCTCTTCGACAAGAGACTCACACCTCACTTTTTTGTTCCAGCTCAGCGGGATCATGTCGTCGATGCCCATGGTGGGCTCTCCGATCGTGCGCCACTGTCTGCCGAAAAATTCCACGATAGTGTTAGCCCATGCGTGTGTGTCGCCCTTCGGGATGCCGAGCGTGTAGACTGCTTTTCTGCCTGTGAGGTTGATCGTGTCGAGGATCTCCTGCTCGGATGCAGGTGCCACGATCACGTTCTCGACCTCGGTCACGGTCTGGACATATACTGGCTCGTTAAAACCGTTGTAACTGTCGACCGTCAGCTCATGCAGTTTGACGGTGATGCCATGAATGGGTGCAAATGCCATCAGGATCACCACCTGTCCGGAGATCCGAAGAGTTCAAGAGCCTCCACACGCTGGGTGCGCAGTCCGAGGATCGCGTACTCCGATCGCTTGATGAATACGCCGCCGCCGGGGACGAGGTAGGTGCCGGAGACGGAATAGCCCAATGCAGACTGGGATACTTGTGACATAGCCTCACCGGCGGTGTCCTGCGTCAGGGTCCGTCCGACGACCTGCACCACGACGGATTTGAACACTTCAAGCGATATGTCGCCGTCCGTGATCATCACGTCAAGGTCTCTCTTCCTCTGCTTGGCGTACATCCGGATCGTGTCCTCGACCACAGGGATCAGTGCCTCTGCGCGTGTCGTCTCTGCCGGTGTCAGCGCCCGCCACAGGGTCGTGATGTCGTCAATCGTTGTGTACGTCGTCGCCATCTTTCTGCACCTTCTTTCTCGTCGTTGTCTTTTTCTTCGCCGGCGTTTTCGGTGCAGTCTTTTCCGGCACTACTTCGAGCCAGTTCGGTGACTCGACCCGTGCCGGTGTGTTAATGATCACGCCGGTGTCTTTGTGCCGGTACTTGTACATAGGCGATTACTTAACGATGCCGAATGCGTTCGGATCTAGGATCGCCCAGCCAATGTACGCCTCGGTCCTGAGGTATACCTGGTTGTATCTCTTCAGGTCGCCCTGTCCGTCGGGATCGCCGTAGTCAATGCGCTCAAGCTCGAGGTCTTTTGCATAGCCCCAGCGGAATGCATCACCAAAGTCGCCGACCAGAGCATCGTCTGCAGAAGAGTCGAATGCGAGTGCGGTGGTGATGTCGGACAGGAGTCCCTTTACTCTCTCGGGATTTCCACCCCATGCCAACTCAGGGAACTGCGGCACACCATTGACCTTGATGTCTGCCAGAGCAGAAGCCATCGCGGGGGTCAGGACGATGCCGCCAGCCTGATAGCCAGCGCCCATCAGAGCGGTGATGGCAGACTGGATAGCTGCGTCTTCTGCGCCTGCAGTTGCGGTGATCACGTTAGTAACAGTGTCATGGAAGTTGTTGTTGGCAAGAGAAGCGACCGCGGCTGCGGATTTCGGATCTTTGCCGGTCATCGCGGCGACATCAAAGCCACGTGCGATTTTGCGGGAGAATGCTTCTGCAAAAGCGCGCAGATACTGCATCCGTACCTCTTCGGCAGCGTTGACAAACTCGCTGCTTACTCGCTGTCCGAAAACGAACTTGACGGGGCGCATCTGAACGATTGCGTTCGCGCCGTCAAACGGGGGTTTTGCAGCGCCTTCAGCCACGATTGCGGCTTCATCGCTGGATGTGAATGTCATGATGTCCTTGCCAGTGAACGGCAGGGGTTCCGACTGCGCCAGTTTAGCAAGCGCGGAGTGTCCCCTGACCTTCAAAAACATCTCGGTTGCGATCTCCGCAGGAAATTGCATTGTGATTGCCATAGTTTTTTCTCCTTCAGATAAATTTTTTCGCCATCTCTCTAAACGGATCAGGCGGGGTTGTGTCGACCGGCTCATTCAGTTTCGGAGCCGGTGCGGGTGGTGTTGGCTTTCCGATCAGCTCTGCGAGCGTCTCGGCGTCTGCACGGATCTCTTCCTCCGTGGTGCCTTGCAGGCGACCCCGAAGTGCGAACGGTATGCCGGTCTCGTTGCCTATGCTCGTCTTGAGGGCTTCTACCTCGTAGCCGTGGACCTTGTCCTGCAGATCTGCGATCTGCTTCACCGTGTCGGTGTGCTTTGTCTGCTCGTCTTTTAGCTTCTGAGTGAGGTCAGTGACCTGCGTCTTCAGTGCGTCATAGTCCGCATACTGCGCCATGATGGTCTTGCGCTCGCGTTCGATGCGCTGCTGGATGATCTGGTCGAGTTCCTCCTGCGTGTTAATCGGATTAAAAGCCATGTTTTCCTCCCCACTATTGGCGGTGGTATCGCCGTAGATTCCAGTTTTTACCGTGCTGTTCACGTACTTTCATTCTGTAATGCTGTAAAGCAGAAAAGTGTGCCCCAAAACAGGACACACTTGACAGATGTGCATTATTCAGTTAATAGCCGACGCTCTGCTTCTGTTTCTTTTGGTTGATATTATGCAGTCCCCACACGGCAAGTGCAGCAGACTCCATGAGACCGACATCCACGCCGTTCTTGATGCTCTTGAACCCAAAGCCGGAGCCGATGGCACGGTGTTCGCAGTTGCTCACGGATGCCTCCAGGGACGGCTGACCCATGTGCCGGATCTGTTTCTTTACGATGCTTTGCTCGAAAAGTGCGTTGCAGTAGATGATGTCACTGACTCGCGGGAACGTGAGTTTGATCTTCACGTTCGCGTCCTTCAGGTCGTTCTCCAGCACTGCCTGCCCTGCAGATCCGTCCACGATGACGGCACCGATCGCGTCCTTCGCATCCCGCAGGAATGACACGATCCAGTCATTCCCGATGCGTCCGTCCCTGCAGTCGATGCTTTCCACGAACGTCATGCCGTCTGTGGTCAGCAGAGCGATGGACATCGACGCGCTGGATGCTTCTCTGCCGTACTTGATTCCGACATACATCTGCCCGACGAGGTCCGGCAATGTCTCGCACTTGCACCGGTCCCACTCAACCAGGCTGATGGCGGACTTCAGTGAGAAGCCTGTCCAATAGCCGAGACGCTGGATGTTGAAGTCCAGCATGTCGAGCGTGGAGGCTTCGACAGACACGTTGCGCTCGCTCAGGGTGTAGCCGATGCTCGGGTTCGTGGCATACCATGCCTCCTCATTCTCAGGATCGGTCATGTCGTCGATGCCCCACTCTTCCCACGCCGCCATCTTCGCTTCGCCGCTCAGGACTCTTGTCCTCAGTTTGCTGAACTCTGTGCCGGATGACACCGCAGTCGGTGCCGTTCCGGTCATGATTGTCTGCGGGTTCTGCGATGCGGCGATGGTGTACATCAACGCTGATGCCTGTGACTCCGTGTACTCCTGAGCCTCGTCGATGATGAGCAGGTCATAGGTCGAGCCGAGCGCTCCTGTGCTGGTACGTGTCCGGAACTCAATGATTCCGCCGTTCTCTGTCCACAGGTGCTCTTTTCCGTTGGCACGGTAGGACGATGTGATGGCGATGTCTGCCGCATCACATGCAGCGCTCAAGCGTTCCCACGCCTTGTGTGCCGTGTCCGTCCTGTGTGCCGTGTGGATAATTCGCTCGCCGTGCTTCAGTCCCCACAGTTCACGCATGATGAGCGTCTCGTTCTTTCCGTTCTGCCTCGGGACAGTCAGCCCATACATCATGTGAGTGAAAAGTCCGTCAGCAGTGTGTGCCAGCATGTCGTTGACGATCAACTCCTGCCACGGGAACGGGTCACGATATTGCTTGTATAGTTCGACGGCTTCATGCCCATAGGTCTCTTCATACGGCAGGATCACCGCCGTGGTCGGTTCCTGGGCTCCTCTGCGTTTCTCGTTCTCCACAGTCAGCCCTCCTCAGTTTTCTTCATTGGATCTAAATTTCGTAGTCGGTCGTGCACCTGCAGTTGTTGTGCCTGGCATAGACCTCCGCAGGCTGTGTGCCGTATGCAAACACGCCTTCAAGTCCTGCACACCACGGACAGCACTCTATCTCTGCGACGCGGACGATCTTCGGCTGAAGACCGGCACGCTGTGCAAAGAACGCATTTGCGCGGACGAATCTGTCCACCACTGTCTCGACATGCGTCTGTACGGGTTTGTCAAGCACCCAAAGACCATCCTCGAAGTCCTCATAGTCGGATGCCAGTCCGCAGATGTTGTTGATGCCATCAACATTCTGCCGCGGCTTTATCGCCTTGATGTTCATGCCTGCCCGCTGGTTCTTCAGCGTCTGCATCGTGTCGGCATAATTCGCCGTGATCTGGTCAGCGTACTCCATCGCAGGTCGCATCGTGCGGTCGGCGATGTTGTAATACAGACGGCGGTCAGGAAGTGCGTCAGGTCTCAGCACCTTCTGCAGTGCGCGTGATGCGTGTTCTCCTGTGATCTGAGACACTTTGTGCGTGTCCTCATAGGTCGCTTTACCCTGTGCCAAACGATCGCACAGACGTAAAAATTGACGGTCGTGTGCGATGCTGTCACGCAGTGTCCGCATGATCTCGTCATGCAGTGCCGGTGCGACATCAATGACTGCTGGCATAATCAGACACCTCCGACGCTCAGCAGATCATCCAGCACAGCCTCACCGCTTGCCTCCTCATCGATGCGCTCCATCGTCATGCCTTCAGCGACAGACTCAGGACGGATGCCGGTGAGGTCGTAGATGCTCAGCTCGCCGAAGTAGTCCGGATAAGCCTGCTGCATCTTGATCAGTGCGTCGCCGATCAGCGACAGACTGCTGATGTCGGGCTCGAATACCGGTTCCCAGATCGGTGTGGTCAGGTAGAACTGTGACCGCTTGTAGTCCATGTCATCACGCAGACATGCTGCGAGGTAGCCGACATTCAAGAAGCCTGTGCCCATCGTGCGCTGTGCTTTCCTTGCACGCAGACGCAGGGATTCATGTGCCGCCTTGATCGCGTCACTGCTGGACGGGTTCGCGGTGGGAAAGCCGAGGTCGTCAAGAGTCAGCCCGGTCTCACCTGCGAACATATTCGCCCACATGCGCATCTGCTCCGTGTGCGGTGCCATGCTGGCAGCCTGGAACTGTCCGACGCTCGGGCGGTTGCCGTCCTCGTCTTGGGTAAATGACAGGAAGGATGACATGTATGCCCGGGCATTATCGAAGTCGGTGTCTTCACTGAGTCCCAGCACGTACTTCTGCGGGAATGAATAATACTCAGCGCTGATCTCGGCACGTTTCATACTTCTCATGGCAGCGTCCACGATGCTCATGCACGCACGGCTGATGGCGGAGTGACCGAAGGGTCTCTTTGCGTCGGGTCTGTTGATGATGGGCACCAGCATGCACTGCTGGACCTTGTGCTCATAGACAGTCGGCTCCTCTTCGCCTCTTCTGAGGATGTAGGTCGTGCCTGGGATGAAATAAGCTTCAACAGTCGGATGACCGTCTTTGTCCTGCTCAAGGATCGCATAGCCTTCATGCAGCAGTCCTGTGGTCTGGTCGATCTCACCTGTGGCGTGCGCTCCGTCGATGACGTACAGACGCGGTGTCGGATCTGCTGCAGGTGCTTCTGCCGGTGCGATGTAAATGAATGAGCATGAAGTGATCACAGCACTCAGGATCGCATTATCGCAGAATACGTCCTTGTTGTTGAGGTTATAGATCTGATTGATGTTGAAATAGTCGTTGCGGAACTCCCTGAAGACCAGACGGTCAGCGAGTGAGTCACATGCCTTCGCGCACCATCCGAGCGTGGAGTTCATCCAGCGCAGTCTCGGAGGTGTGCTGATTTCCAAGTCCTTCGCCATGTGTTTCATCTCGTAATAAGCATAGCGGGTGCGGACTCTGTCCTGTTTGTAGTGCAGTTTGTGTCGGAGATATTCGATCCCCATGAGTTCATGCGGCATGTTCTATGCCCTCCTTCTGTGATGTGATGGGTGTGATGCGTGTACTGTGCGTTTTTTCTTACAGACCAGCGAGCATTGAAGGGCAGAAGGTTCCCAGGGTC